GCGCATAACGCTTCACAAAGTGAAAACTATAACCATAAAAGAGAAACAAAACCCATCGGGTAGACATATTTTTGGGAAAATTTTTATTCAAACTGCAATAGGTGCAGAGTAGCCAGGTTAAGCCAACCATGGGGCATAAATAGTAAAACAAGCAAGAAAACAAGCAAGAGAAAAAACTAAAGGGGGGGAAAGGGGGGGACGGTAGAACGGATAAGGCCGAAGGCGGGGAGGGGCCGACGGGAATAAACGTAGGGCTCAAAATCGATGTCATGTGGGCAAAGGACGAAGTAAGAACAACCACGACGGTACCTGCAAAACGAGAGGGGAACCCGGGCAAACAGCTGTTCAGCACAGTCAGTGGACTGAACAATGTACGAATAATCGCCATCAAAGTTGGAGAAGAGGCGGTCATAAGTATAGAAGCGCAGGAGACCACAGCAGGCAAAGCGAACATGCATGCCAAAAGGAGAGCGATCCGGAGAACTTAAATAAACAAAGGGGGAAAGGATTAAAGAAGATGGTAGATCACAATTATAAAAGGGGAGGCAGGACAGAAAGAAGAGAGACTCATGGTCCACCGACTGGTGACGAACAACAGAAAGCGGAAAGGGAAGGGGAAAAACTGGCGGAAATAGGGAAAACAGGAACGAAAAGAAAGGAGAAACAGAAAACAGAGGAAAAGAAAGAAACAACAACTAATAACCGGACCATGTATGCAGACGCCGGGAAGGCTTGAGCACATGCATCAGGATACTATTTGGCGAATAAGAAAGCGGCGAAAGCGGGACAGTGAGACCAGGAACACGCAGCTCATTAGCAACAACGTGAGAGTGCAACATGGTGTAAGTAGCGCTATAATGAGGATCATCCATGAGGGGGAGAGCCACCATCTGATCAACGAGGGACCGGAAAAAATCAACGTCGCGTGGTCGTTCAACTATTGCAACTTCGAGCCTGTGCTTGATGTACTCATAATCATAAGAGAGTACACCGCCAGATATACGATGACCAAAAAGATGCCCAACTTCAGTACGAACAACTTTTGGGAGCATAAGCCAAGCCTTAGGGTTAAAAGAACGCTTCTGTTCAGGATGTGCGCCGATTATAGAATCGTCACCACCAAAAGCCTGGGGCACATTAGCGATATCCGCATAAGTAGCCTGAGTAAGAGCGAGGTTACGGATGGAATTGAACAGGAAGGTGTAACGATTCCCACTATGCTGCATTAGACGTAAATTTTTCCCTCGAGCGGTAGTGGAACACGCCTCCGAACGGTAAGTGGCAATATATTCCTCCGGGAAAGACAGCTGTCCCATTAACCAACAATCAAACTTGATGAAAGGCCCGTCGATTGAGGAATCCCAAGCAGTGTAATCAGTCTCGGTAAACTTACTGGTCCGGGACATATGAGTGGCAACCCAAGACCGCAAATCATCCGTGGAGCGACGCAAATGCAGATAAATATGAGGCGGGCACTCAGCAAGAACAAGCTTCTCTATGGCCAAAGCAAAAGTGTTGTCTCGGAATGTCTTACCCAACGCAAACTCGGTTACAATCTGGCCAGGGGAAGCAGGCTTACCACGTTTCTCAATCTTACGAACAACCTGAGACTTAAGGAAAATCTTGGTCTGGTGGAAATCGTGGTCGACATCAGCCTTACCAAGGGAACGACGGATATCAGCCAAAGTCTTCTTAGTCGCCCAGGAGTCAAGGACCTCCTCCGCGCACTGTTCAAGGAGGGCATCAAAAGCGCGTCGAGATTTGAAACGAGGGAAGATGGTCAAAAAACCGCGCTTCAGCTGTTCAAAACGAGTGCGTGAACCATGATACGAGGCCATATTGGAAGCAGTACTCGCATAATGCAATCTTTTGCGCTCCGAGGCATGATTAGTGACAGGGTCGGCACGTGAATGATGCAAGGCGTAAGGGTGACGGTGTTCAGGGAGTTGAAAAGAGACATTGTCTAAACGCTTCAACTCGCGAGATAAGCGGTCAGCCGGTTCACCTTGATCAAAAAACAGAACGGGGTCAGCAGGGAATTCAGGTGAAGGAGGAGCATGTGAAACAGCAACCTTCGAATCACCGGGCCGAGGAAGGGGCAGACAGACCGGGGTATGGAATGACAAATAACCTTTCGCTGAAGATGCATCAAGTTTCTTGGTATCACGCAAACTGGGAATGGTGTCATTGAGTGCACCGACCAAAGAAAGAGGAGGCACAGGGTTGACGGCAGCGACAGGAGGGAACACAGAAACTGCAGCGGTCGAGGGCTCAACGGAAGGCGGTGATTCAAAAGCACTAGGAGACTCAACCGGTGAAGCGACAGGATCCAGAGCGTGATGAGTGCGACAAGATTCAACCAAGGAGTCGGTGGTCACTGGAACCTGGGGATCGATGGAACAGACCCCGGTTGGCGAATCAGTAGGAGTCAAAACCGATGGATCATCAATGTCAACAGTGGGATCAAGATCATGAGCACCAACCAGACTGAGCACAGGGCCGGTACCACGCAGCGAAGGCACAGAGTCGCGGACATGTTCAGCAAAGGCGGCAGCAACAAAACGGTTAACATCCGTTTGAGCGTTCACCAACGCATGACCAGTAGCAGCAGAGACACCAACCAGAGCAGAAGCGATAGGAGAACAACCCCAAGAACCACGAGCAGGAGGGAGCGTGGATTGATCAAAAGCCAAAAAACAATGTCGTTTCCCACGAGTCAAACCAACAAGGACAGGACCATTGGTCATTGAAGATGACATACCACCAAAGTCCAAAGTGGTATCACCAGCGAATTCAACACCCTGAGAAGTAG